GATTGCTTCAAACCACCACAAAAATGTAGACCCGCTCACATCTTCGACGCACGATACCACTACCGCCACGAACGCTCATCAAACGCTGAAGCGCCGTTCTCAACACACGACACTTTCCGAGACATGGCACCCCGTCACTCTCACACCTATGTCAATACCTTCTCACTTGGCAACATGTTTAATGTAGTTTTCGACTATACCCGACTCTTTCACCACCGAATCAAAGATGGCGACAACCCTCGCAACTATCTCTGGTTCATACAGTTACACAATCGAACAGCAGTTGTCGGTCCCAACGACCCCGACAAAATCAGATCTATTTCTGGATTTCCACGACCACAAAACATCGGATGGATCATGTTTCTCTGGAGTTATCTCAACTTCTTAAGAACACTCGACCCCAAGATCTCTCCAATGCTCTGGAACTTCGAAACGAACCTAGGCGGCTGGCTCAGACTTAACCACATGCTGATGTCCAACCATCTGGCAGCTTCAATCCTCACGCTCGACAAATCTCGGTTTGACAAGTATTACTACTATCAAATTCAAGACGACATCGACTCAATGATCGAATCATTTATTGAATTCGACCGAGGCTACCTACCTACGGCTGATTACCCTGACACCGAAACACAATGGACGCAAGACAAAGGCAACCGCCTTCGTCGCCTATTCAAGTGGCTCACCCTATCCTTTAGGGAGACACCAATCCGTGCACCCAACGGAGACTTGATCGAACGACAGTTCGCAGGCATGCCATCCGGCGTATATACGGTTCAATTGTTCGACACCATCTACTTTGCTATCACTGACACTGACGTGCTACTCCGCATGGGACTCACCCTCGACCAGATCATTCTACGAAAAGGTCAAGGCGATGACATCATTTCCCAACTAGCCATCGTGCTCCCACCGAACATGCATTCAACATTCTTAGCTAAGTATTCAAGCATCGATAATCAACGGTTTGGCTCCAAAACCAACCCTGACAAATCCGAAATGCGCTCAACGCCACACATGGCACACGTTCTAGGCTACCGCAACAACCGAGGTTTACCCGTCCGAGACACTCTCGACCTAATCTCAGTTCTGTATCACACCAAAGCCCGACGTATCACCGAACCCATTTCAATGTCGATCGCAACTGGAATAGCCTACGCATCCATGTACCACGACAAACGTGTGTACCGCATTTGCAAAGACGTCTACGACTACTATGCAAACCAAGGCTTTACCATGAATCAACACTGGCTTCAACGTCACTATGCATTCACACCGATGACTATTGGAGACACCTTCAATCAGTTCCCCACCCCCTCGCAAATTAGAGAACATCTCTTTGATTTCGAGTTCGACCCCAAACGAAAGGCCGATCTCTTCTACCCACGAGGTCACTTTTTGTCTGAGTTTTAACTCAAATTTGGCTGACCCGCCTTTTGATTTTACTTTTAGACATTTTTCAAAACGCAAAA